GACGAACTGCACGCGCACAAGACTCCGGAATTGACCGAGGTGTTGATGACGGGCATGGGCAAGAGGCCAAACCCGCTGGCCGTCCACATCACCACCAGCGACTACGAGCGCGAGGGCTCGATCTGCAACCAGAAGCACGACTATGCCTGCAAGGTCCGCGATGGGGTGATCAATGACCCGGCGTTTCTGCCGGTGATCTACGAGGCATCGAAGGACGATGACTGGACAGATCCGGTCATCTGGCGCAAGGCGAACCCAAATTTTGGCATCTCGGTCCCCGAGGATTACATGGCGCGGGAATGCACGCGCGCCAAGGATGATCCGGCGTTTGAAAACACGTTCAAACGCCTGCACCTCAACATCCGCACCGAACAGGCGTTCCGATTGATCCAGATGCACAAGTGGGACGCCTGTACCGGCGATGTGCAGATTCCGAACAACGCTGACGTCTACGGCGGGCTGGACCTGGCGAGCGTCGAGGATATGGCGGCGCTGGCGTTGGCGCACGTCGACAATGACGGTGACTATCACATCAAGATGCACTACTGGGTGCCGGAGGAGAAGGTCCGCGAGATGGAACGGCGCGGCGATCGGAGCTATGCGATGTGGCACCGCGATGGCTTGCTGACAGCGACGCCTGGCAGCTCGATCGACTATCGGAGCATCCGCCAGCACATCAACGAGGCTGCCAAGCAATACACCCTCTGCGAACTGGCATTCGACCCGTGGAACGCGCGGCAGTTGGCGACCGAGCTTGCCGAAGAGGATGGGATCGTGATGGTCGAGCACCGGCAGGGGACCGTGTCGATGAACGAGCCGATGAAGAAATTGATTGCGTTGATGCTGGAGAAGAAGCTCCGGCACGGCGCCCATCCGATCCTGCGTTGGAATGCGTCGAACCTGTCGGCCTACGAGGATCAAAGCGGCAACCTCCGACCGGACAAGGCGACATCCTCGGGTAAGATCGACGGCATCGTGGCCGCTGTGATGGCAGTCGGCCGTGCATCGTTGCACGCGACCGAGGGAAGCGTCTACGAGCGGCGAGGACTGTTGAGCGTATGAGGCGATTGATGGAATACTGGATTCTGGGGACGATGGCGGCGGGACTGGCGGCGATTACGACGGGGCTGTGGATGGCCTGGCCGCCGCTGGCGCTGGTGTTCGCTGGGACGGTCCTCTGCACGATGGCGGTCGCGGCCTACGGCGGCAAGGAGAAACGCTGATGCGATTGCTCGATACGATCATGGCGCCGTTCGCGGCCTTTCCGTTCGCGTTCCGCGCGGAGGCGTCCGACCTCAAGACTCCCAGGCAGTGGCTGATCGACTGGGTCCGCGGCGGGTCGAGCGATTCGGGCGTCTCGATCACCGCCGACTCGGCGATGACTCTGGCGACGATCTGGCAGGCCGTGACCGTGCTGGCCGGCGACGTCGGCCAGTTGCCGCTGAACGTCTACCGCAGGACCGGCGACGACGACCTCGACAAGGAGGTCGACCGCGCGCACCAGGCGTTCGCACTCGTCCGCCACCGGCCGAACCCGGCAATGAGCTGGCAGGACTTCGCCGAGGTGATGATGGCCTACGCGCTGCTCTGGGGCAACGGCGTTGCGGAGATTCAATGGGACCGCGGCAGCCGGCCGATCCGCCTCACGCCGCTATTGCCGGACAGGACCGAGGCGCACTGGGACAACGGCGTGCTGTGGTATGTCACGCGGCAAGGCAAGAACCGGGAGGACCTGGCGAGTTATCGCAAGATCAGGGCTCGCGACGTGCTTCACATCCGCGGCCTGTCTTTGGACGGATCCTGGGGGATGAGCGTGATCTCGAAGGCGAGAAACTCCTGGGGGTTGGGACTCGCGCAGGAAAAGTACGCTAACAAGTTTTTCTCGAATCACGCGATGCCGACCGGGACGCTGGAATACCCCGGCAGGTTCCGCGATGAGGATACGCTGAAGCGGATTCGGTCCGACTGGAAGAGCCTGCACGAGGGTCTGGACAACGTCGGCCGCGTGGCGATCCTCGAAGAGGGAATGAAGTTCAACCCGATGTCGTTCAACAATCGGGATAGCCAATGGCTTGAGGGGCGAAAGTTTCAGCGGGGCGAAATCGCCAGTTGGTTCAACTTGCCGCCGCACAAGGTCGGAGACCTCGAGCGCGCGACGTTCACCAACATCGAGGAGCAGAATCGGTCATATCTGCAAACCTCGCTGATGCGCTGGCTGGTCAAGTGGCAGGTCGAGTGCCGCGAGAAACTGCTGACCGACGAGCAGAAGGCGGAGGACTCGCATTTCTTCGAGTTCAACGTGGCGGCCCTGCTCCGCGGCGACATCAAGAGCCGCTACGAGGCATACCAGATCGGCCTTGGCGGCGCGCCGTTCCTCACGCAAAACGAGGTCCGGCGATTCGAATCGATGCCGGGTGTCGACGGCGGCGACGAAATCCGCAACCCACTCAACATGGACGATCCAGGCGGCGCGGACAATGAGGAGCGGCAGCCGGCGGACAGCGGCGAGGATGGCGTGGCGCAGAACGCGACGCGGGAGGCATTCCGCGTGCAATTACGCTACTGGGCCGACGTCGAGGCGAAACGCATCAGGCACGAGGCGGCCGATCCGAAACGATTCACTGACTGGCTCGATCGGTTCTACGGCGACGGCCAATGGGTCGCCAGGCTCCGCGACCACTTGGTTCCCTGGGGCAAGGCGGACCTCGCGGAGACATGGTGCCGCCGGTCTCAAGAAATTCTCGACCTGGTCGTGAGCACGGCCACGCCGGCGGAGTTGGCCGCGGCGATCGAAGAGTCGCTGGCCGAGTGGCCGGCGCGGGTCGATGCGGCGGTACGAGAGGCATTTCCACAGGAGGCGAAAGCATGAAGCGAGCGAAATGGCATGTCCGCAACGAGGCACGTGAGGCCGAGGTCTGGCTCTACGATGAGATCGGCGAGGACTGGTGGGGCGATGGGATTTCCGCCAAGGCGTTCATCGAGGACCTGATGGCGCTGCCATCCTCGGTTGAGACGATCGTCGTCAGGATCAACTCCCCAGGGGGCGACGTCTTCGAGGGGTTCGCGATGTACCAGGCATTGCTCAGGCATCGCGCCAAGATCGTCACCGCGATCGACGCCCTGGCCGCTTCGGCCGCCTCGGTCGTGGCGATGGCCGGCGACGAGATCAACGCGGCGACAACCTCGATGGTCATGGTCCATGACCCTTGGTCGATCGGGATCGGCAACGCGGAGGATTTCCGCCAGCTTGCAGATGCCCTCGACCAGGTGACCGAATCGATCGTGGCGGCTTACGCCAGGCGCGAGGGGGTCGACCGGGACGCCATCCGGGCGGCGATGCGGGCCGAGACGTGGTATTCGGCCGCGGACGCCAAGGCGGCCGGCTTGGTAGACACCGTGACCGAGGCGACGTATTCGGTGGCCGCCAAGGTGCCGCCGGGGCGCTACCGGAACGCGCCCGCCAGGGTGATCGGCAGCCGGGTGCCGGAGGAAAAACCGGAGGAGGCACGAAAGCGGCTGGCGGCGGCCAAGCGAATGCTGGAATTGGTCGGTCCGTGATCCTACTTGACAATTTGCACCACCCGTGTAAACTGAGTGTGACAATTCAACCATCAAGCAACCGCTGAGGCGGCTTGCGGGCCTGGTTAGGCTCGCGGGCGGAACCCTCGGCGGCGAGCGGATTCTGAACGCTGGTAAGCGGCAGATTCGCGTGCAGTTCATCCAAGGACTGCCGGCGGATCATGCCGTTTTCTTTTTGGCATTCGGTCCTCCGGCGAAACAGCAAGGAGAATCGAATGCGAATCTCGCAACCCAACATCATCGCCAAGATGAGTGCGCGGCTCGGAGTTCCAATCCGCATCTGCGCCAAGCTCAGCGTCAAAGCCATCCAGGAGCGGATGGCCAAGCTCCACGACAAGGCGACCGCCCTCACTGCGCTGGCGGAGAAGGAAGACCGCGACCTCACTGCGGAGGAGAAGGCCGAGTTCGACGGCTTCATGGCCGAGTACAAAACCCTCCAAGAAAAAGACCTGCCTCGCGCCGAGTGGCTGGAGGCCGAGGAGGAGCTGCTGGCGTCCGCCCGGATCGACGCCCGGATCGCCAACGGCGACATCCACGGCACCGGAGGCAGTCAGCTCAACTACGAGGGGACCGAGGATCGGCCGCGGCGGATCATTATCCCCAACTCGGCACGCGCCGGCGTCGGGCGGCTGAAATCGTTCGTCGGTGAGACGGCGATGGAAGACGCCTACGTCTCGGGCATGTGGATGGCGGCCGCGCTGTTTAACCGCCCCAAGGCCGGCAAGTGGTGCCAGGACAACGGCATCCTGATTCGCGACACGGCCCTTTCTGGCGGCGACAACACGCTCGGCGGCTACCTGGTGCCGCCGGAGTTTGCGCGTACGCTGATCCGCCTGGTCGAGGAGTACGGCACGTTCCGCCGCAAGGCCCGCGTCTGGCCGATGGCTTCGGACACGACCACGATCCCCAGGCGACTGACCGGACTGACGACCTATTTCGTCGGCGACAACGACTTGATTACCGAGTCGAACATGACGTTCGACTCGGTCACGCTGACTGCGCGGAAACTCGCGATCCTGAGCAAGTGGTCCTCGGAGATCGACGAGGACTCGGTGATCTCGATCGCCGACATCCTCGCGCAGGAAATCGCCTACGCGATCGCCGTCAAGGAGGACCAGTGCGGCTTCCTCGGCACGGGCACTTCCACCTACGGCGGAATCGCCGGGCTGATCACCGTCTGCGCGGCGGCCACGGCGACCGTAGTCACGGCAAAGGCCGGCAACACGTCGTTCGGGGAGCTCGACCTGGCCGACTTTGAGGCGATGATCGGCAAACTGCCGGAGTTCCCCGGCATCCGGCCTGAGTGGTACATCAGCAAGGCCGGATGGGCCGCGTCGATGATGCGGCTCGCCGACGCGGCTGGTGGAAACACCGCGGACGTGATCGAGGGGCGGCGGCAGTTGTCGTTCCTTGGCTACCCGGTGAACATCGTGCAGTGCATGAACAACACGCTGACCGCACAGACATCGACCAGCGGGCTCGTCTACTTCGGCGACTTGTCGATGGCGGCCACGCTCGGCACGCGCCGCGGAATGACGATGGCTATCTCGGGCGATCGCTACTTCGAGTACGACCAGCTCGCGATCCGCTGCACGGAGCGGTTCGACATCAACATCCACGACGTCGGCAACACGTCGAAGGCCGGCGCCGTAATCATGCTGGCGACGCCTGCCAGTTAAGCGGCGACTCCTCACGGCGGACGCGGGGAGTCGGCGCTACAGCCGGCTTCCCGCAGTTCGCTGAGACATCCACCAATAACACTATGAGGTTTGAAAAATGATCGACGGACAATTGGCCAAGTGGGTTAACGTGACGCCGCCGGCGGCGATCTCCGACAACGCGGCCTTGACGACCACCGAGATCGACACGCTTGGCTGGGATTACCTGGAGATCGCCGTGATCCTGGGCGCGACCGACATCGCGATGGCGGAACTCAAGGTCCAGGAATCGGACACGTCGGGCACGGGGCACGCGGACATCACGGGCCTGGTGTTCGGCACGTCGAACAAGATCGACGGCGTGAAATCCGCGCTGCCGAGCGCGACCGACGACAACAAGATTTTCCTCTGCCAGATCGACCTGCGAAAGCGCAAGCGCTATATCGATGT